CTGGATCAAGTGGCCCGACGCAAACATGAAGGCACTTCTGCAGCACCCTGGCGACTTCTGGGACAGGGGCGGCCAGCCACCGGAGAGCGTGTGGAAATGATCGGCACCATCCAATCCGTCAACGTCCGCATGCTGCGTTCCTACGGCCGGTACAGGCCTGGGCAGGTGGTGCCCGTCACTGCCGGCCTGGCTCGCACGCTCGAGCTCCAGCGGTACGCCGTGCGCGTGCAGCCTGAGCCGGCCCTGCAGTTCGCCACGGCACCGGAGGTCGTTGCCGAGCTGGCCGAGGCTCCTGTCATGAAGGCACGGAGGCGGAAGCGTGCGTAACTGGGAACTCCCTGCAACCGGCAGCCGCTACCGCAGTCTGGTCGTGGCCACCGCAAGCGGCACTGGCGACCGGCCGATCAGCGTGGCGGATGCCAAAGAGCACCTGCGGATCGTGGACTTTACCGACGACGACACCTACATCGGTGCCCTGATCGACGCAGCTACGACGTGGTGCGAGGACTTCTGCGACCGCACCTTCGCCGACAAGCAATACACCGTGGCGTTCGATGACTTTCCCGCTCTCCGCGTCGAGCTCCCGCGCCCGCCCGTCCGGCTGAACGCGACTGCCGCGAACGCCACGGTGACTATCTCATACGTGGACACTTCTGGTGCCACGCAGACACTCACGTGGTCGCAGTCTGGAACGCAGCAGTTCCGCCTAGACCGCGACCACGTCCCTGGCTTGATCTATCCGCTCTACCTTCAGGACTGGCCAAGCGTCCGCCTGGACGACAAGAGCGTGCAGATCACGTACCTGGCTGGGTACGGCGGCGCGGCCAATGTGCCAGCCCCGGCCAAGCACGCCATCAAGATGCTCATCGGCCACTGGTACGCAAACCGGGAAAGCGTCTTGATTGGCAGCATCAGCAAAGAGCTTGAGTTCGCCGTGACGGCCCTGCTGTCGCCACTTCGCTGGAAGCAGTACGTATGAGCTTCGAAGGACGGATCGCCGTTGACGTTGGCTTCTCCGACTCCACGTCCGCCTCTGGCGTGCAGTCGCTGAAGCGCATCGCACTGACCAGCACCGACTCTTACAGCAGCGGCAAGGTCGCCGTGATCAGCGGGACAGCCAGCACTCAGGCGGTGACGATCCCGGTGAACCCGTCAACATTCCGCAACGCTAGCGGTGCGATTGTTTCGTTTACGTCGAGCATCTCGCGCGTGGCCTTTAAGTCATCCGGGCCCGCAGCGGTCAGCGATCCCTCTTCTGATACCGTTGTGCCATGCGACGGAAACTCTATCTCCGTGTTTTCGCTTCAGGGTAATGGGGGTGAAGACCTGCGGGTACAAGCAACGTCTGGCACTGTCTCCTACACCATCGTCATCTACGGCACTTGATCAATGCTGAGCTCCGGGCAGATGGACAAGCTCGCCACGGTCCAGACTCCCACGGAGTCGGCCAATGCCATTGGCGAGCCAGTGCTGACCTGGAGCACCTTTGCCACCCGGTGGATCGCCGTGCTGCCGCTGTCTGGCAACGAGCAGATGACCGCCATGGCGACGGAGGGCAACGTCACGCATCGCGTGCGGATGAGGTACACGTCAGGGCTCAAGCCGAAGATGCGGCTGACGACCGAAGGCCGCACCTTTGAGATTTCTTCCGTTGTTGAGCGCGGCCGCCGCGTGGAGCACGAGCTGCTGGTCACGGAGGTCGTGGACTAATGGCAACTCCCGTGACAACTGTTGAGGGCGTCGAGGCCGTGCTGCGCGGATTCTCCAATCTCTCGAAGAGCGTGCAGCGGAAGTACCTCGGCTCCAGCGTCCGCGAGGTCGTGAAGGGTGCCGTTCCACAGGTGAAGGCCATCACGCCCAAGGGACCAACTGGCAATCTGCGTCGGTCGGTGGGGCTGAAGCTCGAGAAGAAGAAGACCACCACGGCGGTCGGAATCGTTGGCTACCGGCGAGGCACCGGCGGCAATAATCGCGAGCTCGGCTATCACGCCTACTGGGTGGAGGAAGGCGTCGCTGACAGATACCCTAACGGCCGGGCCTTGAAGGTTCCGCTGCGGTACGCCCGCAAGTACCCGTACCTCAAGGGCCAGGTGGCGCGGATCGGCGGAGACGACGGCGGTGCTATCTACCTTGGCAGCGTTCGTGGCTACACGGGCTCCAACAAGTTCAGGGCATGGGCCGACGCCAACATGCCACGACTCAAGCAGGAGCTCGTCGGCAAGCTTGAGAGCAATCTCGGCAAGGCGATTGCCGAAGAGGAGCGGCGGCTGATTCGCCGCATTAAGAGAACCTAGTCATGCCATCGGTCACCCACATCGACGAGGTCGTCCGCCAGGCGTTGGCCGCCGATGCCGACGTGTCGATGCTCGTGGGTTCGCGGATCTTCTCCACGCAGGCCCCGCAGGGCACGGACCTCCCGTGCGTGGTGTACAGCCAGGATCAGAACAGTCGCGGGCCATTCATGCACATGCGTGGCATGACCGGCTTGTCGCGGGTGACGCTCAACATTTCGTGCCTTGGCACGTCGCTCATGGACGTGCGAAACCTCTCTCGGGCCATACGCACAGTCCTACAATACAAGCAGTCTGCCGGCATCCGCTTGGCCGTCGTCAAGACAGACGATGACACCACGGAGCCGCAGGCCGGCGGCGAGCAGCTGCCGATCTACCGCACGGATTTGTCAGTAGAGATCACCTTCACGGAGCCGTGAAATGGCCATCGACATCGGGCAGGGAACGTTCGTCGGTTTCGGCACCTCGCTGCACACGGCGACGGGCTACAAGATCACCGGCGTGAATCACGGCGGCATCGCCCGGGCGGTCGCCGACGCAACCCACATGACCTCGTCCGCCAAGGAGTTCGTTGCCTCGGCGATCTACGACCCCGGCGAGCTCTCGGTCGAGGTGCTCTTTGACCCAGGCGTGAAGCCGACCGCCGACATGGCCAACGTCGCGACCAACCAAGTCGTGAACGTGTACTGGGCCAATGGCGGAACGACCACGACGCTCTGGAGTGCCTTCGGCTACGCCACCGGCTTTGAGGCCGGGGCGCAGATGGAAGACATGATGAGCGGCACGCTCACGATCAAGCTCAGCGGAACGCTGCCGAGCTAGTAGCAACAGGAGGCGCGGACTGTGGCACTGTCGGCATCGGAGATCCATGCCAAGGCGTCTTCACGCCAGCGTGTGGCTGTCGAGGTTCCTGCAGTAGACACGTTCTACGTGGCCAAGTTCTCGGCCCGCGAGCGTGACAAGTTCGAGCAGATCGTGACGGGCGGCAAGGTCGGCGGCTCGCCCAACATGGACAACGTGCGGGCCAAGTTCGTCGCGCTGGTCGTGGTGGACGAAGACGGTAAGCGGCGGTTTACGGACGCCGACGCCGACACCATCGGCGAGTGGGACAGCGACATCGTCCAGAAGATCGTCGATGCAGGGTTCAAACTGAACGGCATCGGGATCAACGCGGTGGAGGAAGCGGCGGGAAAATAGAACGGCAGCCGGTACTCGCGTTCCTCTACCGGCTCGCCTTGAAGCTCGGCATCTGGGACGTGGAGCGACTCGCCGATGAGATGAGCGTCGATCAGTTGTACGGATGGATGGGCTACTACCACCTCGAGCCATGGGGTGACGAGTGGCTCCGAGACGCAGCCCACTACACGCAGTACTACAACGCCAACAAGAAGAAGAACGCGCCACAGAAAAAGGTCGAGGACATGATGCCAGTGCCCAAGCGGGCACAGACGCCTGATCAGATCCTCGCCGTGTTAAACGCGATACCGAGATAACCCATGGCCAACAACTTCGGTCGCGTCAACGTCAGCATCACGGCAAGCACCGGCGGGCTCGCCGCCGGCTTGTCTCGTGCAGGCAAGCAACTCAAGGGCTTCCAGTCGAGTGCGGGCAGCCTTGTGTCTGGGCTTGGCTCTGCCTTGGGCGGTATGTCGGGAATGCTGCTACCGGTCGTTGGCGGTGTCACTACCCTGGCTGGCGCGCTAGCCTCTCTTACGTCGGCGACACACGCCGCCGAGCAGCTGCACAATCTGTCTCAAGAACTTGGCGTGGTGGCCGGCGAGTTGCAGGTCATGCAGCAGGTGGCCTCGGAGACTGGCGTTCCGGTAGAGCAGCTGACGATGGGGCTGCGACGCACCGCCCGAATGGTTGGCGAGCTCGCACAGGGGACTCCGTCCGCCGTCAAGGCTTTCGCTCAGCTCGGGCTGACGATGCAGGATCTCGCGGGCCTCTCGACGGCAGAGCAGTTTGCTCTGATCTCGCAGCGTATCGCGGCACTGCCGCCAGAGATGCAGGCCGCCGCCGCGATCGACATCTTTGGCCGCACCGGCCAGGGGCTTCTCAACTTCATCCGCCAGGGCAGCGAGTCAATCGCTGAGGTGGATACGCTTCTGACCAAACTCGGCGTGAAGATGAGCGGCGAGCAGGTCGCTGCGATTGAGGCGATGGGCGACGCCATCGGCCGGCTAACGCTGCCGATGCAGGGATTCATCAATCAGTTCCTGGCAGAGCTTGCGCCAGCTGTCACTGCGGTGGCTCAGATCCTTATGGACTTCTTCACCAACACCAACGAGAACTTCTCGTACGCCAAGCTTTTCGCCGACGGCTTTACTCTGGCCCTTAAGG